CTTTTGCAGAAGTAAGGAAACGTCTAATACGTCCTTGATTGTCATTAATTCCTTCAATGTCTGATCGTTCTTCTTTGTTGATTCGCCGTAAGTCCGTATCGTAATTACGTTCTGGATTTAAATCTGATACTTCCGAACCAGAACTGCCAGAGTCCTGTCTGGGATCGTAAGTAGAATCAAAGAATCTTGGCATAGTATCATTGTAAGAGGAGTAAATCAAGTATTGAATATGACGCGCAACGCGGCATCATTCTTAGATGCATTTGTACAAGACGAAGTAAATTGTCGCTGTCTTACAGAAGAAGACTTTGGGCAACCTCTCGCAAATGAAGAAAATGATGTACCCTTGTATGACATGTACAATCGAGGGCTAGTCGCATGTCAAGAAGGGAACGAGAGACAGAACCTGTCATTGGCGGAAAGCCGTCCGGGTTTAACGGGTTATATTCCTTCGGCGGAAGAGGGAGTAGCGATGGGGGCCAATCCCAAACCACGCTCTTTGGTAATGGAGCTGGAAATGATTCCGGAACAGGAAAGGGAGCTGTCGGCTCAACGACGTGGTTTGCGCCGATAGGAGCGACTGAATCTCCTGATGTTTTAAATCTTGGCGGATGTGAGGATGGGGTGTGCCCAGTTCCATGGGCAACAAAACCTTATCGTCCTGATTTACAACCCGATGTAGTCAATCATCCACCGCATTACACTGACGGTGGCATTGAATGTATCGAGGCCATCGAAGCGCAACTAACCGTTGAAGAATATCGTGGATATCTAAAGGGAAACATTGCCAAGTATGTTTGGCGTGAACGCCATAAAGGCGGGACAGAATCACTGATGAAAGCACGTTTTTATCTTGACCGCTTGATAGAGTTTTAAGGTATTTAAAAAGGAATAGCCTCTTCTTCATCGTCGTCATCCTCGTCGTCGTATACACATGCGGCGGCGAGTTCTTCTAGTTCTAAGTCCGTTGGGATATCAAAATCTAACTGAATGTTTTCATCTGCCAAAATCTCCTTAACTGCTTGCCATTCCATTAAGCGCTGGTGGTAAAGATTAAGAAGAGCAGCATACAGCTCATCCCAGGTCATTTCCATGGCCACGACTTCGGCCTTACGCATTGAGAATTGAAGTTCCAAAGGGAGTTCAAACTCCCGTGGTTCTATTGATCTCTCCATTGCATTTTCCATGGCTGGAATAAAACTATTTTAATGCTAGCTGGTGAATAAAAGTTCAACCTGTTCCGCTTCGGAAAACGCCCAAGGATCTTCTTGAATTTCAAATGCATTAGCAAATTCTGCCAGAACATAAGGATTGATGCTTTCTTCCAGCTTACGAATTGCATTGACCTGTTTTGAGGAGGCGCTGTAATTACGGAATGCGTTCATGAGAACCTCCGTAGAATACCAGGGATTCTCATCAACCTCTTGAAGTAATAACGCCACTTCTTCTCTACGCCGATCAATGAGACCACCAATAACCCTGTGGTTCTCATCAAAAATCCAATGACTTATTTCTTCTGCCACCCCAGGCCAATCTCCGCTTCCTATGCAATCGATAATTGTACTGTAAAGAAAAGGCTTCCAACCTACCGAGTGAATAAAAGAAATCAAGGCTTGTTCTATGGTTCCATAAAGGTGGATATCAATGTCTGCTAGTAAATCACGAATAGCTTTTACTTCGCAGAACAGATACTCCAAAGCCTTTTCCTTGGTACACCACTGACCAGCTTTAACCGGAGACCCGTCCGGATAGTACTGAGTTCCATAACCAATTGTGTATGTGCCTTGTTCATCTCCAGGGAATGCCTTCTCGCTGAACCCTTCGTACTTACGAATTAAGCTAACAGCATCCTGAAGAGCAGACATGGGAGTACAACAAGTACTCCCATATTACACAAATTAAAAATACAATTGTTACTTGCCTTGGCCACGCATTTTTTTACGTCCGTGATTCGGAAGACTATTTTGTCCTTGTCCTTGCCGAGTTCTTTTTGGCTTACTTTCAAGTTTGGGACCAGAAGTTGCTTTAGGATTGGCCATGACGGAATTGAATTGGCGCTACCACTTTACCCTATGACTCCAGTATCTGGCAGACATTATGTCAGGGTTGGGATCTTGAGCATTATGTCTTGCGTAATACGATTTTTTTCTTGCCTTGTCTTTTTCAGTTGTAGGGTTTTTGCCAGCGCCTTCCACACCCTGTTGCCCAAAACGAACAATTTTTTCTTCACCTTTTTTACACGCTTTAACAACGTGTGATTTAGTGGGGTGGTTGGGAGTTCGCTGAGGCTTATTGCATGCCATCTTGTCTTTAGCAAGTTTGGCAGCAGTTGCAGCTTTTTTTCTTTTATCTGACATCAGATTCCTTTAAACATAGATGTAAATTCACCGAGGAATGCTTGTCCTGCTTTGGACTTGGTCGGCTCTTCCTCTTCTTGATCTTCACTAATTTTAAAGTAACTTGTGTAAAAATCTTTAGCTTGTTCTTTAGCAGTTTCTTTGTCAACTTCTTTTTGTGCTTCTGGAAAGAAACTTTCAATTGTACCAAGAGATGAAAACGGACTGTTTAAATCCAATCCATATGCTTTGAGTGTATCGTCCTTTCCTGCTTTTGTGAGCAAACGTTGTTCACTACGATCTAAATCAGGAAACATGTCGTTATAAAAATCATCTTCAGTTCCTTTGTATCCAGAGTTTTGAAAAATTGCATACAACTCAGTAGTTGGTTTTGCATTGGTATCCTTGTAATCTTCTGGGCGTTGAATATAAGTTATGCCTAAAATTTCCTGGGTTGGTTTTTGCCGTTTCTCATTTAAGTATTTTATCTGTTCGCGTATTTCCTGAGCCGATCCACTCCGCACAGCTTCAACAACATACTGTTTTACTTCGTCTAAACTTGCTGCATAATCGGATAAACCGTAGCGTTGCAAAATTTCTTTCCAAGCATCAGGAGTTTTTGTTGGATCTAGGCCACGTAGTACATCGTCCGCAAATTCTTCAGGTGTAATGAAAGCCCCAAAGGCAACCTGTGCTTTAGTTGCTTCGCCTTCAAGAGCAGGCAAAACATCGTTTGAAATAAAATCTTGTACTTTACCTGCGTTGACAATATCATCTGCCGCATCATATCCTTTACCTTGGCCCTTGACCTCAAAGTGCATTCGTGCAAATGCAGCTTTATTGTTGACATCAATACCAAAACGATAAATTTGAGTAGCCCAATAAGGATCTCCATTTTTAGCTTTTTCCCAATCTTCTTCTACAGTTTTCTTTTGATCTTCATATTGACCAACGCGACTTTTATCGCCTGTTGGGCTGAAATAAAAATTAGGATCAAAGAACCTATCCGTCTGTTGTGCGACTTGATCTAAATAAACATCACCCCGCATTTGCCCTAATTTCTTCAAAGAAGCATCAATATCTTCATATACAAATGGACTTTGTTCTTGTTGCCTGATGTCTAGATATTCAACAAATTCATCCATTGAACGAGATGTATTAAAACGAGGATTCAAATATTCATCTAAATACTTTCTAGCAAACTGTGCTTCAACGTTTATCATCTCAGCTTTATCTTCAGCTGTATAACCAAGTGCAAGGTCTCTATTTTTAATATCATCCATTGTTTTTATATCAGCTTCAATCCGTGCCATGAGGGGAGTTAAAACAGAAGCAGCATTTTCTCCTGGTTCATTTTTAATTGTATTTAGGATGTTCTCACCTTCTTCTCCTTGGGACTTAAGAAAAGAAATTAGTGCTTTAGTATCAGTAAAACCAGCGCTCTCTAGGAATTTAGTTTTAAAATTGCCGGTTGTTTCGTCAAAAACTTTTTCATTAGTTTTTAAAAACGCAGAAATAACATCTTTCTTTTCTTCTAAAGGTTCAAATGTGGCGTAATCAATACCATATTTTTCTTTAATTGATTTATCAAACCATTGTTGCCAGTTATAAACGGCACTGTTACGCATTCCTGTAACGTTTTGAAGTGCGCCCAAAACTTTCTCTTGTGCCTTTCCGCCAGAGGTCATGGACAAGATTCCTCCTACTCCCGTATCTCCTAATATTGAATTCTCTAACTCCCTGTTAATGTCAACAACTTCTGTGAAACCACTAAAGCCCCTGAAGAAACTCAGCATTTCCTGTTGACCCTTTTGCTGCTTCATTGCAGCAATAGCATCTTTTAAAATTGTTTGATTAAGTGCAGCAAACTTTTTAGTATCAACTGTTTTTCGTTCAATAACAGCTGTATTTATTGCCTCTTCTAAATCAGTGATACCAGTACCAACATTAACGTTGTTAGTTAAAATCAATTGCCTGTCTTCAGGTCTATCTGATAAACGAAAAAGAATAGAAAAATCTTCTGGTTTTTCAACACTCAAAAAGTTTTGTTTGGCCAAATTAGCCCAATAAGAATCCCCTTGCCTTGCCTTGGTCCATTCATTACTAACTTCTGGAATATTTAATAAACGTTGCGAGATCGTATCTGAATCAACTCCAAGCTGTAAATCTCGAATGTCTTGAAGTTCTTTATCAGTTAAAGCAGCCTCTGTGTACTTGTTCGCTCTTTCTGTATCTTCTTCTTTATTGCCTCGCAGTCCCTGGGTTTTTCCTATATTTGTGTAGTGTTGCCAGTAATAGTTATTTTCTCCATAGCGCTCCGTAATGTCAACATCATCTTGAGCTACAGCTTTTTTCCATGTATCATTTACTATTGTATTTTGATTTTTATAATAAAGAGGATCAAAAGTTCCATAAAGAGGAGTTGATCCTAAAGCACTATCCCAACGAGAAAGTTTTTCAGTTAAGTAAAAAAGTTTATAGTTTTGTTCGATAGAGTTTTTAAACTCAGTAAGATCAGATTGAGATACACCAGCATTTGTTAATTGCTGTAAAGTATTGTTTAAAATCCCATCTCGTTTTGGAACGTAGTCCCCACCTTGGGTCGTAGATGCTGTAGAAACAACTTGGTTGTAAACTTGATTTTTTGTTGTGTTTTGAGTGTTGAGTGCAATTGCTTCTTGATTTAACTGCGCATTCTTTGCGTTTAATTCACTAGCTCTACTATTTAAGTTTCGATTGGTATTGTTTAATTGATTATTAAGGCTATTAGCTTGACTGTTTTGAAAGTTGGAATTTGCATTTTCTTTGTTTTTTAAATCATTTTCAAAATAAGACTCCCTTATTTTTTCAGCTTCATCGGAATACTCAACATTATTTCTTAATACTTGATACCAATTTTCTTGAATTCCTGTTCCTCTTTTCCAGCCTTGGCCTTCTAGGTTGACTTTCCAACCTTCAATTTCTGAATCTGAAGGGGGACGGTTTAAATAAGTACTATACAGATCAGTAAGTACTTCTTTTATACTTCCTGATGTCCTACCTGTGTAAGAACTTCCACGAGTCGGAAGATTGGTAGGTAAATTAGTAGGTAAACCAGTTTGATAATCTGTCTTTCTACCAGTATCGGCATTGGTAGGATAATCAAATTTATAATCTGTTTTATCGTTTTCAACAACCCATCGACGGGCGCTGGCATCGTAACGAATACCCATTATTCCTAAGCCTTTTTCTTATCTTACCAAAGATTAAACTGCAAATTCAGATTGCAACTCTGAATCACCGTAGTAAAAAATGTCAATGATTTCATAAGACATCCATGATTGGATTTTTTCAAATTGAATTTGATCAAAAAATTCCTGTTGACAGTACCAGTCTTCCATCTTGGTGCTAGCTTTATTGGCATTACAACTACGACAGGCGGGAACAAGGTTGTTTCGATTGTTCGAACCGGATTTAAAACGCGGAATAATGTGGTCAAGACTTGTAGCGTCTGCCTTGCAGTAAGCACATTTGTGGTTCCAGGCTTCGTAGATAGATTGTCGATAACGTTTTTTTGCTGACTTGGGAGTTAATTCAATGAGTAGGGAGAGTGGTTCCTGCTCACAGTAGAACATACTCTTTAGTTGCCGTTACCTTATTCTAATTTCGCCTCATGTGTGTAGAACCACAACAAAGAGATAAAGTTTTGATTAAGAAGCTTGACGAGACGGGTCAGCTCGCTAATCTACTAGAGCACGCGTTCTTTTTCACGCCATGTCCAACTCCCATGGGTGGGTCTCCGCCAAACAGGTTGAAGAACTCCTTGGTATTGACCGCAAGACCCTCTTCAGGTATCGCGATAATGGTACCTTACGGTTGGGTCCCCATTTCGCTGCTTTCCCCGAGACCCGTTCTCGTGATAGCTACCGGTGGAACGTTGAAAAAGTGCGCAAGCACCTGAGCAAGATGGCAGTTGCCGCTTGATTTCAAAACAAGTATTAGGGCAGTCCCACTAAGGGGCTGCCTTTTTATGCGGGTCCAACACCACTGGCAAATGCTGCCCAAGCAGCGCCCAACGCATTCATTGTTGCTGTCTCACCAGAGGCATAAGGCAAGTTGACTACGTCTCCAGGGGAGTAAACCGTCGGACTGCCACTGTAAAATACTTCACTAAGACCAAATTTACTAGCGTTTAATTGTTCTTGAGAAAGCAAGTAACGTGTTTCAATAATCTCGCCAAAATCAGCCATTGTTACACCGCAGGGTATTCACCAGCAGCTGGATTGTAAAACGCACCAGTCTTATCTTGCATTCTAAAGTTCTCCAA